CTTTAGTAGGACCACCTATTAACCATGCAGAGCAAGTTCTGTCTGCTGCACATTTAAACTCAAACAACTCACAATAACCTAATTCAGCGTTAGCCACTACTTCATTAGCGTATGTTTCTTGATCTGATTCTTCTTTTTGTATGCCACTAACTATGCAATCCATCATTTCAGGAGTCTGGATAAATGCAGAGCAGTTACCACAATGCATTGTCATAGCATCTTCTACTGGTGTTTGCCACTCACCTGCTTTGTCTTTCCAAAACTGTGTGTTGGGTAGTTCAGGATTAGCTGGGCCATAACCTACATTTTTAAAAGCCCAATCTCTATTTTTAAGATTAAGTTTTATGTCGTGTGTTGCAACTGGGCATTCTTTAGCCATTATTTTTTCTTTTTAGCCATATTAGCCATGCTTAAAGCAATAGCTGTAGCTTGTTTAGGATTGGTTACTTTTTTAGATGATTTACCTATGTTTAAAGTTCCTGCACCAAATTCTTTAAATACTTTTTTCATTTTGGCTGACTTGGCTGTTGGTTTCTTCATTAGGTATCCTTAATTTAAAATGCGTTAGGTTAGTACAGTCTGGACAAATATCATAACCTGTAGTGTCAAATGGTTGGCCACAATCAGAACATAGAGATACTTGCATACACTTTACTTAAAAAAATGCCCACAGAACGTGGGCCAATAAACAATGGAGGTTATTGGGCACAAAAGTAGTAGATACAATTATCCCAACCCCCAGATTATACCATTAAATGTTATCGCTGTCAAGTTCTAGTTAGGTATTCTTCTAGTTGCTATACTTAAAAGATTATCTAGTGCTATGTTCATGTGATAGTCTTGCAACACCTCTGCCTTTGATCCTAGATACCTATGGTATATCGCATTCTGCTGCCTCTCTGGTAACGAATGGATGATAGCATCAATAGTTCTAACGTGATCAGACGTCATAGATTCATAAAGCTCATCAAACGAAGTACTGGTTCCACCTCCATACATACCAGAAGATTTGGTTGGATAGCCCAATTGCTTTGATGTACTCTGCTTCATATAAACTGACCATGCCTTTAATAAATCAAGCAAGTGTTCCATTGTCATTTAGACACTTCCTTTTCAATTAATCTTGCAAACAACAATACTTTCTCAATAGTTGACAGGCCGCCTAAATTGCCAATGCTATCCCTAAATGCTTTTAATATTTGTTCGTCTGTTAATGGGCCCATACTAATCCTCTAAATAATATAATGCACTTGCATTAAAACTTTCTGTATGTAATAACCTTTGATCATTATGTTTTTGTTTATCCTCTGTGTGTTTATATACTCCAATAATTTTACCTTCAAAATTTGGCATTGGATGAAATATGTTTTGAAGAAAACATAAACTTTTAATAAAATAAATTGTATTACCTTTATTTCCAGATGAACTTAAAAATTTATATGTAACCATAGAAGCAATTGCACTTTTGATATGATTATATTCTGCATTAATTCTTTTACATATTTCAGCAGATGTTACTTTATCATCACCCACAGCATTAACAATTAATTCTCTTAATTGAGCAACGCTTACTTCTTTACCGTCAACTAAATATAATTTTCTTATTCTGTTTGACATTAAGAAACATCCACTTCTTTTATTTGCCAACGGTTGTTTTGTTTGTATGTACCCCATACGAGTATCTTCCAGCCTGCCTTGCGTACATATTTAACAGATTCACTATCGGCTATTTTTTTTATTCGTGCTCCCATGTTACTCTTTGATGTGACCTGTACGGCTACTACTTGGCCTTCTTCAGTTATGGCAAGGACGTCAATAAACGTAAACAAATCTTTGCGGACTCCTGCGTGGAAGTTAAATGTTTCCACTACCTGTACTAGTGGGTAGTTTTCCTTCTTCATCCTTGCTAGTGCTACTTGTGTTGGTGACATTGCCATTAAATTGTTCCTCGTTAGGTTTACTTATTCCATCTAAAAATCTTTTTTCAATTTCACCATTACTTTTATTGCATTGGTACTCGTAATCTTTTTTAAAAATTTTATTCCAATTGTCTGCTACCTCTTGTTCAGGTATTAACAATGGCCTTCTTGTAGAACCTTTACCCATTATTATCCTCCATAAATTTAAACATTAATCCTCACTAATGCATCTGCCAGTAATTCTTCTTCTGTGCCAAACTTACTCTCAAATGTTTCTTGGCCTGCGTGAAGTGCTACGCCATGACCACCATGCTGGTGATGTAATGGGCACAATGGAATTGCGTTCATAAAATTATTACGCATACCTATTCCCATGTTGTGACGTAAGTGATGTATGTGTGGCGGTGAATAGCCATGACCTTCTCTTAAACAAACAATGCAACCCAGTTGAGATAGCTTATCATAGTGTTGCCTCTCTGCTTTGGTCAAAATGGAATCCTAGTTCTATGGCAAATCGTTGAATGTCAGTAATGTATTTTTTAAAGTCATCAACATTTAAAGACGTAGTACTCTTTATAGCATATATTTCAGATCCTGCAACTGTCTTTTTTTCTGAAAGATATTTAAATCTAAACATATCATGTAGCTCTTCAGATGAGTAACCACAGTAATCACCAATCTCTTTAAGCATTGCCCAGTACAAATCATTTTGAGAGTTGCTACGTTTACTTTTAAATTTATCTAATTCAAGATCACCGTTTACTTCAAAATCATGGCCACTAATTTTTGCTATGGCCATTTCCTTGTTGTGTTTTGTTATCCTCATACTTTTTGCTCCAGTTAATAGATTTGTAAACCATTCCATTTTTTAATGTTACCTTCCATTCAGTAGTTGATAAATGTTTTCCTTCTTCGTCAATGTCAAAGAATTTAAACCATTCAGTTGTTTTATAGTTCATATTGGCTTGTCCCTATAACGTAGTGACTTTGGTTGAAACCATAACGGTACAGATCCTTCCCACTCAAAATGCCTCTGCTTATTCACAGCCATGAATCCATCTGGAACAATCCTTGCATCCTCTTCAGAAAGTTTACCTTCCAATATGTCTTTTTCTTTTTTCTTGTTACGGTACACCGAAACACAATTGTCCGCTAGATTTGTAATCGTTGCAGAGCCTGCCACGTCAAACTTACTTGGTGAGTGAGTAGTTTCGTCTATTGTTTTTCTGCTATGTGCAATAAGATGAATGTGAATATTTAAATCTCGTGCAGCGATACAAAGCTGGTCAACAAACTTCTTCTGGCCATTGTAATCATCTTCATTGATAGAGCACTTCATAAGACTATCTACTACAAAATGCTGGATGCCCAATTGCTCTGCACCGTAATAGATAACTGATAATACTGCTGTAGGATTTGTGCTGCCTAACTGATCGTACAAAAATAATTTACCAGTTGCATCTGTGCAGAATTTTGTTATTGCAGCTTCTGTGGGTTCGCTAGTACCGACTGACTGCCTGATGTATCTGGCCAATGTACTTCTGCATGACATCTCAAAAGAACATATCATAACCTTGTAGTTCTCAATAAGTTTAAGTGTTACATAGCTCAATAACATACTCTTGCCATGACCGCTGTACCCCGACCAAATACTCGTCTCCCCTAAACGTAATCTGAAATTTTCTGCTTTATCAAACGGTAGATACGCACCGCTTTGTATCTCGCCAGAGAAGTATCCAATAGTAGATTCAATAAAAGTATCTGGACTCTTAATTTTACGGTACTCATCGCTGTCCCTTCTAAAAAAATAGTTCTTAATCTTATCCTCATCAACAATGAGGTTCTGTACTTTATCTTCTAATGACATAAGTCGTAGGCCTTCCTTAATCTTTGTGATGCCACCATTAACCTATCTTGATCCTCTAGTGGTAGTTTTTTTCCATTAGCAATATCTATAGCGGCCAGAGCTACAAGCAATGTTTCATTAGAAATAGCTTTTAAAACAGAATAAGGATTAAATGGTTTTGATACTGGCTTGAAGTCACCCAAGCGTTGAGGCACAATATCATTAAAAGTTAATCCAATAGCACCAAGTATATCATTGGCTGCACATCCTGCAAAACAATTAATAAGAATTCTACCGTCTGGAAGTTCTTTAATTCCTAGTGATGCTGTTCTATCGTCATGGGCTGGGCAGATACATTGGTACTCGTCCTTGCCAGACTTATAAGACTTTTCAAAGTGGCCAATAAACTCATAAATGTTCATGCTATATCCTTTATAAAGGTTATCTTCTCATCTTCTCTCTTCTCATATCCTATCTTCTCTTCTTCTATTCTCTTCTCTCTAGCATACTCCGTATACTCTTTGCATATAGAATTGACTGGATCGCCCTCAAACCAAGTGTTTAGAGAAATTAACATATCCTGTACAAACTCTTTATCCTTATGCAGCCTAAAACATAATTTTTTAAGATCTGGAAGCTCACCGTTCTTTTCTGATGCCAAACACCAAAGTTCAAAAAGTGTGGCCTTTTGGTTTGAGCTTAACTCGTGCCAATCTGGGTCATTAATGATGTCCCTACCGTAAACCTTGAACCAAACCATAGATGTTTTGTTCTTGAAATGCTGAAATTTACCCCAATTGCGTATCCTCATAAATCCTCCGTAATAGTGAGAAAATGGACACTATCACGATTTTTTAAGAAAAGCAAGAGAATGTAGTATAAATATTATATAAATATTATATAAATAATGCTTGACATCTTTTACCAAATCTTTAATATGGCTATATCAACATTAATTAAGGAACTTAAAATGCAAACAAAAGGAATAATTATAACAGTAATAGCTTTTTATGCTTATTTAGCTTTATGGCTTTATTATCTTTTTCCAATATTAAATAAATACTTTGGAGCATAACATGGACGCATTAACAATTTTAAAAGGTTACATAGACGATCTTCAACACCATGACTGGTATTATAATTTTTCAGATGATCACCAAGCATGGAAAGTTGGGTCGGCCACTCAAAGTAGATTGATTGAAGTTGCAAAGTCTATTGACCCAGAGTTTCAAGTTTGGAATACAATAGCACCAGATCAGTTTAAGGATGGTAAAAATGGATAGGTTTTACAGGATTATCACTAACACAAGATTACAAAAAAAGTTTACAAAAAAGTTTTATATTGGAGTAAAATGGTTTTTAATCATATTTTGGGGTTTTTTCATTTATGAATTCATTAGATAAAATTATTAAAGAATTGAAGGCGGCCACAGCAGAACTTAAAGCCGATAATGATCAAGCGGAGGAAAAAGAAAATGGACGATATACAGTTTTACCAGCAGTACCAGCAACAAGAGCAGGAACAATTAGAACAACAAAAACAAAAGGAGGAAAGTGATGTCAACAACTAAACAAGGTGTAGTAAATATTAAGGGTAAGGAGTACAAAACAGTAGCCTTAAGGGTTCAAGAGTTTCGTGAGCAGTATAAAGACTATTGTTTGACTACTGAAGTAATCCAATTAGATCCAGAACAATGCGTTATTAAAGCGACTGTTTTATCCGATACAGATCGTGTAGTGGCCACAGGCCTTGCACAAGAATTTAGAAAGGCATCTCAAATTAATGGTACATCTTATGTGGAAAATTGTGAAACTTCTGCTATCGGTAGGGCTCTGGCTTGTCTTGGTCTTGGTGGTACTGAATTTGCTAGTGCTAATGAAGTACTCAATGCTATTCACCAACAAAATAACCCAGTTATTGAAAAAGTTTCAGATGATGATCTTGAAGTTATTAAAGGCCAATTAATTTTATCTCATGAGGCTGGTGAGTTAAAACAGGCCTTCCATAAGTTAGGCCCATACGCACAAGAAAAATTGCGTGACTTTGCTAATGATTTAAGAAAGGCTGCATGAGTCATTTAAAAAACAATGCTAGACATAACCGTATTACCGCTAGTAATGCATGGGCAGCGGTTTACGAGAGGCAAAGGCTTTGGAGGGACATGACTTTTCGTAGCCCTCCATTTGAAGGTAATGAGGCCACAGAATGGGGAGTTACTAACGAGCCAGTAGCATTGGGCCAGTTTGAAAAAGAAATGGATGTTATTTGTGAGTCTGGTAATAAATTAATACTTCACCCAGAGCTGCCATTTGCTGCCAGCCCAGATGCATTCATTGAATCAATCCCAGTTGAGCTGAAGTGCCCTTTCACTCAAGTAGTTTACCCAGAGATACCAGAACGATATTATTTTCAAGTTCAGTTACAGCTTGAAGTATGTGACCAACCATATGCATGGTTTTATGTTTGGACACCAGATGCAACACAAGTAACTAAAGTAGAACGCAACAAAGATTTCATTGAATGGTACAAGCCATTAGCATTAGAGTTTTTAAAATCTCTTGATGATGATGTTGAACCAGTAAGATGGAAGCGTAAGCCAATTTTTAATAAGGAGTAATGTATGGCTGATTATGATAATACCAATACTTTTGTATTGTTTAAGAACGATAAAGGTGACAATCCTAAACGTCCAGACTACACAGGCAATGCTAATGTAGATGGAATTGAATTTAGAATTAGTGGCTGGATTCGTGAAGGTGCTAGTGGCAAATTTATTAGCGGATCTGTGCAGATGAAAGAAGTTGCAAAGTCTGAAGAAAACAATGAGGATGTTCCTTTTTAGAACACCCTCAATTGGAGTTACTTGTTCATAACGTACATAGTTACTTCAAAGCCAAAACGCATTTCAGTAGCTGCTGGAGTTGTCCACATAATATTAATCCTTAAAGTTTCTGGCTTATGCCATTAAGTGAGATTATAAACCCAGCAAGCTATCTGGAATACCAGTAAAACCATGAAAGAGGCCTATGTTTAAGTTTGAGTTTAAGGAGTCTGTAAGGGCTGAATTAGCAACAACACCACACGCTAGACTGTTTCATGCCATATTATTGCTGGCCATGAAGGATGCATTACAAGGATATGGTACAGAACGTGAGTCAGCTATTCGGTGGATTAATGAACATGACAACGTGGTTAAGGACATATGTTTAATTTTATCTGGGTATGATCAGCAGTACGTTAAAAGAATTATAAGTGAGAAAAGATAATGGATATCCATAATTTGGAACTTGATGTAGACTGCTATAGTACCGCTGTTTACCATGAGGTTAACACTAGGTCACTTGAAGAAAAGCTAGGTGTTATCAACGTAATTAGAAACAGAGTTAAGTCTGGCAGATGGGGTCATAGCGTGTGTAGCGTTGTGTACGCATTTGGCCAGTTTGCTGTGCAAGATGAAGAGCATGAGCCTGTAAATAAAAAAGCATATCTTAAAACAAAGCTATTAGTGCTTGACACCGTAGTGTTCAAGAAGTATGCTAATCCAGTTGCTGACAGCTTGTATTTTCATGATGATTCAATAAAAGAAAAACATAGTTGGTATGGCAAAAGTAAGACAATTAAAATAGGGCGTATGATTTTTTACTAATGAAAAAAAAACCACTAGCATATTTGTATGAAGAATATGATGTAAGGTCTGGTAACTTGCTAAAGTCTTACCTATGGTCCTTCCATCCTAGCCAACTTTCATATTTAAACGATTTAAAAAATACGACTCATCATATTAAGATAACACCATTAATTGCTGGTGAACCAGTAGAAGAATACAAGGGTATATCTAAATATGATAGTAAACGACTAATTGAATCTAGTGAGGGTTTATAATGTATACAAAATTAGATGACCAAAGACAAGCAAAATTTATTGTAAATTATATACAAAACAATAAAGATTGCAGCATTAAAGATATTGTCCAGCATTGTGCAATAAGCAGGACTAGATTGAAATACTTGGAAAGTCAAAAATATTTTATTTTACCAAAGTGGACTTATAATAATAAATTAGATAAACGATTTAAAAATAGAGTTTATGTATCTGTAGCTGTTGGCAGAGAGTATGGAAGATGGACTGGATATTAAAAATTATTGATTGGATTATTTGGATCTTGGTAATTAGCAGTATTGTTTGGTTTTTTTATGGAACGTATCAATTAATTTATTTAATTTAAGGAGGCAATATGACAGATAACATTAATCACCCAAAACACTATAATATTAAGGGTTTGGAAACAATAGATATTATTGAGTCTAGGCTTACTGATGAAGAGTTTGTTGGGTACTTAAAAGGTAGTAAGATGAAATATGATTTGCGTTATCCATTTAAAGGAAACGTAGAAGAGGATCTTGCTAAATCAGAATGGTTTAAAAATAAACTTATTTCAGTATTGAGAGAGGTAGAAGTTGTTAATCCACCTGAAGTTGAAGCTCAATTAGTGAGGAATGATGATGAATAAAATTCAGTTATTATTTATATGTGTATTGGCAGCGTTAGCAATATTTTGCACAGAAAAGTGTTTTGGTCAAACAACTACTATATTTGCACCAGATGGAAAAGTTACTGTATGTCAGTTTTACAAGGATGTCATTGTTTGTGTATAGCGTTCCTATAACGCAAAACGTAATAATGTATTGCAAGGAATTACTAAAGACTATTAATTTTGGGCAGCGTGGTGTTTCTGATGGAAATTATCTGGAACAGTTAAGAGGTATTATTGGCCAGTCTATAATTTTAAATTTATTGGATATGCCTTTACTAGAACCTGCTGGATTTGATGGTGGAATAGATCTTATTCATAATGGTAAAAGTTATGACATTAAATCTATGGGCAGAAATTGTGCACCAAAACCATATTTTGTCAACAATTTAATAGGCCATCAAAAAGATTATAAGGTAGATAGGTATATGTTTTTAAGTTTAAATCGCAATGATTTAATGCTTACAATATGCGGCTGGATTGACAAAAAAGACTTCTTTGATAATGCTAGTTTTTATGCAGAAGGCACAAAAAGAACCAGATCTGACGGTACTTTTTTTAATACAAAGGCCGATTTCTATGAGCTTGAAAACTCAAAACTTAATAAAATCAATAACTTACAAGAATTAAAAAATATTTAAAAAAAGTGTTGACATTATATTGTAATTATATAAAATAACTATATCGCTGATTTATCAATCCACTTGCAGGCGATCAAGAAATTTTGCTAAAGGAGAATTACATGACTATCTTATCAAGTTATGATGCAGTAGGCCTCGCTGAAGGCTTTGTAGAAGGCACAGAAGAAGAAGTAATAGAAGCATGGCAGTACCTAGTGAACACAGGCCTAGCATGGCAGTTGCAAGGCTGGTTTGGAAGAACAGCGTCTGATCTTATTGATGCTGGAATTATTAATCAACCACAATTACACTAGGGGAATATAACATGGCTTATGTCAACAACGAAACAAAATCAAAAATTCTAACAGCTTTAAAGCCTGTATTTAAGAAGTATGGTATTAAGGCCACAGTTGCTAGAAATTCTTATCACTCAACATTAGTTGTAAACCTTGTATCTGGCAGTATTGATTTTAGTAATGACTATGATCGTACGCAGGTTAATGTTTACCATATTGATAAATATTACGATGGTATTGCCAAACAGTTTTTAAATGAAGTAGTAGCAAATATAAAAATTGCTGGTGAATGGTATGACGAATCAAATGCACAAATTGATTACTTTAATACCGCCTTCTATATTTCAATTAATATAGGTAAACGTGAAAGGCCTTATGTTTATAACGCACCATCTCATGTAGTACAAGCCTTAAAAGAGCTTGGTAAACTTGAGTTCATTGTTGTAGGAAGGGGTGCATAATGGGTCAATACCATCAAGTATATAACGTAACTAAAAAAGAGTGCCTACACGCACACAAGCTAGGTCAGGGCCTTAAACTTGTTGAGCAGATAGGATTTGAAGGGTCAGTAGCAGATATATTGTTTTTATTACTTGCTAACAGCAATGGTCGTGGAGGTGGTGATTTTAGCGATCATGAGCTTGTTGGTAAGTGGGCTGGTGATCATATTGTAGTGCAAGGCGATTATGCGGAGGAAGGTGACGCTGGGTTTATTTCAGATACAGAAAATTATACTGATATATCTGAACAGGCAGCAACACTTTTTGGAAAGGGGAATATTGCCAGCTAAATTTAAATACAAGCCTACGCTATTAAGTGAAGAGCACATACAACAAATGTGCAAATTTTTAAAAATACCTTATGTTAAAGGTAAATACCAGAAGTGGAATAAGTTTTCTCAATTCAAGTTCTGGCATAAAAAAAAGATGGATAAAAGGGATAAGTAATTATCCCTTTTTTATTTCTGCTCTTCAGCTCCTAGCAGTCCACCGCCAACACCAATAGGCATAACTGATAGTAAACTAATTTCACCAGATTTTAATTTCTTAATCATTTCATTGTATGGGATATTAAGTTTTTCTGCTTTAGTTTTAATGAGTGATAAATAAGTATCAGCAATAGACTTTGACTCGCCTTGAATTCCTGCACCTGCTGTTTTTTGGCCGAATACGTTACCTTCTTGCTGTGCTTTGTTTCTATAACCTGTCCAAACATTAGCACTAAAATCTCTTGGTGTCATGTTAGCTTCTTTTGATTGATTAGCAACAATTTTTTCAAGATCTGCATATTGTTTACCAGATGGAAATACACCCTTTTCAGCACCTGTAAAAATATTGGCAGATGGTTTTTCTGAAAGGTTTGCCCAATGCCTATCAAATACCATAGCATTAGGATCACCCATTAATGCTTTACCCATATTACGAACTTTTTCTTTTTGCAAATCTTCAATACGTCCTTGACTAGCAGCAAGTAAATTTTTAGTTCTACCAGTTTCCATAGGCATCATATTGCCAGCAGTTTCAAATACAGCATTTTCTGGCATTCTAAAATTAGGCTGAATAACTGGCTCACCTGCAATTTGCCTTCTCATGTATTCAGAAGCTATTCTTGCGTTGCGTGGTACATCTGATACTGGTGAAGTAGCCGCTAAATATCCAGCTAAATTTGGTACATTTTCTTTGCCATACAAATCTTCTAATGGAGTACCACGAAGATCCCACCAATTGACAGTTGGATGCTGTTTTAAATATTCAACACCAGATTGATTTAGTTCTGATAATCTTTGATTATATTCTGGGCTTCTAATAAAATCAGACCAGTTACCTACTGGAAATGATTCACCCTTGCCAACATTGTATCCAGCAATTTGATTTGTGCGTTCACCAAATTTAACTGCCTTGCGTAATTCATTAGGTGCAAACTTTTGTGATACATCTAAATATGTTTTTTTGCTTTCTGGATCTAACCATGTGCCAAAATAATTTTCTTGTTTATCTAATGCAGATTTATTAGCTAAATATTGTTGCTCAATATCTTTTTTAGTTAATTTATCTAATACTTTATTTCTTGGATCTGTATTTTTATATATACCCATCATCAGACCTTCATTTGGTATATCGCCAGTAGGTACGTTTACAGAATATCCACCACCCATTGTTTTATTATAAATTTCAGATGGCTTTGTAGATTTAAATTGACCAAGACCTTCAGTAACTTTTTTACTTTCAATAGATTTAACTATATCTTGAATAGTTGTAGCACTTTTTTTACCAGCACTTCCAACAGTACCTAATGCGGCAAGGCCAAGACCACCAGCCATACTAAATGGGTCTTGATTTGCAACAGCACGACCAAATACGTCACCACCTTCAGCACCCATTACTGGAGCAACACCAATAACGTTAGCAAGTTTTGATGAGGTTTGTCTAGCAAATCTTGGATCAACATTTAAAAACTCTAATCCGCTAGATAATGGATTTGTAATCATACGTTCTGTAGGTGTATATGATCCAGCTTTTAATGCTTCTTTACCCATAGACATTAAACGCTGTTCTTCTAACGCTTTTTTCCAATCAGCATCCGATCCTTCACGAAGCCATTGTAAATTTTTATAATCTGATAATGCCATATTAATCCTTAATCATCTAGGTCTTGAAACTCCATGTAAATATCTAAATCTTCACCAGATATTTCCACTAGAGAGCTATCGTCAAATTCAAGGTAAATAACTTGATCGTTAAAATCAACTTCACAACTGACAATTGTTTTACCTACTATTTTTTTACATAGTTGTTGAATATCGCCAGACATATAATCCTTAAATAGTTACTAGAGAGTCTTTGGCAATTTTTTCTGATTTAACAGACCTTGCCCACGACCCACAATTTTGACATTGATAGCGTTGATAAATAGCAGTCCTACTTCTTTGTGTCCCACGAGCTTGTAATTTGCGTGAAGCACAATTAGGGCAACAAACGTCAGCAGAATATGCGTTATGATTTGGATGTTGTTTAATCCAACCCTTGAATTTATCGTAGACTTTCTCAAGTAAGATAACATCATTTTTATTGTACTCTTCCATAATTTTCCATGCCTTACGGTCATCATTCATACATTTAACCCATAAAGTATGTCCTTCATGTTCTGTCTTACTACCTAACCCTAAAGCCTGTGCAACGTAATCTAATTTGTTAGAAACAAACCTAAATTGCCTTCTTGCTACCTGTAATAAATCTATCTGTTTAGAGGGTGCTGGAGGCGGCATACCAGAGAGTAAAAACTCTTTATGTAGTATGGGTATGTCAAACCTAGAACCATTGTAGTGGACTATGGCATCGGCCTCATCAAGAAGTTTATGCACAGAGTCTAACATCTTTTGTTTACCAGATTTTTGAATAGAGTCAAACATGATTTTAGATTCACCGTACCATTTTGCGGCGTAGCAGAGGGTATACGATGACTCAAGCAACTGATTGATAGAGATGTTCTGGTCAAAGATACCCCAGACGTGAGCAGTATTTGGTGCTACTTCTATATCAATAAGTAATATTTTCATATAGTGTCCTAGTGTTTTGACAATTAATTATACACTAGGTGATTGTTATAATTGCTGTTTTATCTTCTTTAAGCTTATTAAAGAATACATCAAACGCTAATTTAGAGTTTCCTATAAAGTCTTTGCCAGCATATGTATGGCCTAATAAAATACATCCATCTGTGTCTGTAGAAGTATTGCCAGCGTGTATTCTTACACCTGTAAAGTTAGGCACATTAAGAATGTGTGGCATTGGTTTGCCAAAACGAGCAGAATCATCAATAACAACATCATAAGTTCCAACAGGAATAGCTGTTTTGCCATTTACTTTAGCTCCCTTTCTAACTACATCTTCTAGGGTGTAACAGAAATAAACATTGTTGATATACATTTTACCTACAGTATAGGTATCATTAAATTCATATCTTTTTACTTCAATTAACATTTTTGTCCACATAATGTAAGGCTTGTGTTAGATATTGCATGGCATACATAAAGACTAAAGAGAAGCCCATAGCACTAAATAACAAAGCTACTATTAAGAATTTAAGTATAGTTAAACCTATCCAGTTAAGTATGTTTAATACAATCATTTTTTAAGTGTCAAATACATTCTTTCGCCAATAACAAAAGACATACAAGCTCCAGTCATGTCAAGGAATACTGCTACTACAGCAGCACCTACAACGTCTGGGTTAAACACTACAATAGCGGTAAATATCATAATAGCACTAATGATGATGTATCTAAATGAAGCACGAAGGTCTATAATCCATTTAGAAGGTTCGCCAGTAGGATTATCTAATGAAGCTAAAGCCTGTAACTTTTCTGCTTCTGCTTTCATAAGTTCTATGCGTTCTGTCATGTTTTGTGGTTGTCCACCTGCACCGCCTGTAAATTTAGCTATCAAGCCACGAGCACCGTCAGCAAATGCTGGCACTAAAGCTGGTAAGATTAAACTAATTAAATTAAACATTAAAGTTCCTTTGGGTCAAAGCCAAGATGATTGGCTACACGCTTTTGTAGTTTTAAGAATAAGCCTTTATGGCTAGTGTATCTATCTGTTTTGGGTGCTTCTAAATATACGCACATATGTATTATTTCATGGGCAAGTGTCATCAAGACAGGATATAAATGAGAATGACGTGCTGTGCTAATGGTAATAATATGTGGATCACCTTGCTCTGGTGGTTCATATTGTCCACACATACTGTCATCATGCACTATAACAAAATCTACTCGTGAAGCTGGAGGCAATTTATACTCATCAAATACAGGGAACTCAATTAGTGCACTATATAAATTGGCTATGTTTTGTTCCGTAATAAAACTCATATATTAGCTTTAGGTTGAAATAGTTTAGCGTCAAATACTGCTGTTTGATTTATCTCTGGAAAAAAAATATAGACTGCGTGCTTACCTTCATAACTGTCAGACTTCCAACAGCCTTCATGGTTAGGATGACCTTTGTCAGTTGCATAAGCAGCGTAGTCATAACCCTGTAAACCTTGTTTTTTAAAGATACATTCTTCAGAAGTTAATACTATTTCACCTGCTTCTGTAGCCATGCTCATTTCTTTTGGAAGCTCTTTAGCTTCTGCGTAATTATAAAGAAACGCCCACAGCAACAATAAAGTTATTGCCATGAGTAATTGTTTCATTTTACTTTCCTAACCAATGATTAACAATAAATGTTATAAAGCCACCAATAGCAGAGGCAATTGCCATGCCTGCCCAAAAGCCACCTTTTGATTTATTGGCTAATTCAAGAAGCGACTTTATGTCTGTTTCCATACTATCTACTTTATCTTGAAGTGCTGTAACTTGTGCAGTTAATTTACCGTACTCAAATGGGTCTATATCACTCATTGCTGTCCTTATAATAAACCAAAAGTTCCTGCTACTGCTGGAGTTTTAAATGGTGCGTTAAGTAATGATCTTTGTAAATTAGGATCATTAAGTTGTTTAATTTCATTAATAATAACTTGTTGCTCTTTTGGATTGGCTGTAAATAATTTTTGTTTAACAGCCTCTAGTGTTCTTGGTGACATTTGAGCACCAGTTTTAATTGATTTCATAAGAGTAGCCATTACGCCAGCAAGGGTTGGATTTTGTGCAATATCCATAGCCATGACATCTTCTTGAGCAAGTCCCATTCTTTCTTGTGTTTGAGAACCTCCTAATACTTTTTGAGTAGTTTTAAGTTTATCAGCAGAGTATTGTAATTGTTTTACAAAATCTTGATAATCTTTTGGTGTATCAAATACAGTTCTCATTGCAGCTTTTTGTTTGTCACTAGAAAATATTTTATTAACAAAATTACCGCCTTTAAACTCCGATAATTGTTTTTTAGCGTTTGATAACAAACCTACTCTAAATGCTTCTTTTTCATCTTTATTAAGATTTTTAATTTTAAATGCTAACTCATCCGCATCTAGTTTATTATAAGTACTGCCTAAATCAAATGCTTCTTGAATACGAGCTTCGTCTGCAAATTTTGCATTAGATGCAGCATACTCTGGGTTAAGTTCTTTTATTTTATTATTGAATTCTTTTTTAACTTGATTTAATTCAGCACCTTTTTTACTTAATCTACCAAAGGCATCTTGTTCTTGTGCAATAACTTTATCAAGACCAATTTTAATTTTGTGTAGTAATTCTGTTGGAACAAAATCTGCATTTTCAAGTTCTGACAATGGAGGTAATGCGGCCTCACCTTTTCTTTCAGCAGAATCTACAGCCTCTTGATAGGCGGCCATAAAATCTTTTCTTTTTGCATAAGTTCTAAATGGTTCTGCTGGCACATCAATAGAATAAGCATTAGGATATGCTTTATTTGCTAATTGTCTTTGTTTATTAACCAGCATTGTTTTATAATCATAACCAAATTCTTGTTGCTGTACTTTAGCTTTTTTTACTAAACCAGTTATAATTTCATTAGGAACATTTTGAGTTCTTTGTGTTAAAAAATCTTCAACTTGAGTTCTACCCTTACCTGCTTGGCTTTGAACTGTTTGACCAAAACTTCTTAAATTAGTACCTAAATCCGCTAAAATAGCATCTGATACACCAAGTCTGCGAGCCTCTTTAAAGTACTCTTCTACATCTGCTGCTGTTAATTCATCTTGTTGAAGTTTGTTAGATATAATTTTATTGGCGGTTCGGTTTACATTGCCAAGACCTAATCTTTCAGTAATGTTTCTAAATATACTACTTCCAATTTTAAATCCAGCTTTTACTGTTTCTACACCTGCACCACCTATAATCCCAGCAGTTAGTCCGCCAGCAAAAGCATTAGAAGGAATATCGCCCATTTCTTGAGCAGTTCCAGCACCTACAAGGCCACCAAAAGGAGCAGCTAATGCAGATCCAGCTTTAATTCTTTCAAAGGCCTGTGGACTTTGTAATCCAGTTTGTATACTTTGTGCAATATTAGCACCAGTTTTACCTAGCATACCTACACCTTTAAGAGCACCACCATAAGGGAAAGCAATTCCACCAGCTAGTTGAGCTCCAAAATTAATTGCAGGATTTTCTGTAGCAAATAATTCTTGTTTTTTACGAAGTTCATCTCGTAGTTGTTTATATTCATCACCGCTAATAGAACCTGTTCTTAATGCAGCTTCAAGTTCATCACCAAATCCCATTCCTAAACCTTGTCCAATAGCACTTCTAGCTGTTTCTGCATAGGGATTGTAACCAGTTGCTTTCTCTACAGTTTGTGTTGGCATTGCAGCAAAGTCTGTTGATGTTGGTTGTGCTTCTACAGGTTGGCCTTGTTCTTTATTAGATACTGTAATTTCTGGCAAAGAAAGAGTAATTTTACCTTCTTTATTTTGAGTATATTTATCTCGTGGAACTTTATGCCCACCCATTAAGATTGGATCATTACCAAAAGCCATTTTATTTCCTTTATTGTTTAACAGCTATTCTAAAAGTACCATCAGCATTTCTTATAGGTTGACCAGTTGTTTGATCTATATCTACATATCTAGCATTTTTTGGTAAAGCATCATAAATTAATTTAGCATCTTGAATAGATGTTGATGGTAATTGTACAGGAGCTTTTTCTAAAAATTTAGGTGGTAATCTTTTTATAACAGTAATGCCATCTACGCCAGCAGGAATTTGCAAGGCTTGTATATCTGGTTTTTCTGGCATAACTTCTGGAGCAGGCAATCCGCTATTGGTTCTTCTTCTTAAAACATTTTTACTGGCATTTTCAATAGCTTGTGAGTTATACCATTGTAATTGTGTTAAGGCCGATATAGCATCTTGAGATGATGCTGCTGAATTAAGTTCTTTTATAGCACGAACAGCATCGCCTTCTGTTTGCGTTCCTTTATTAAGTCTTAATGATTCATTCACTAGTTTAGTTTTAAATCTATCAAAATCTTTATAAGCAATAACATTAGGATCATTAGCATTAATGCCTGTAGCAGAAGCTAAATAAGCACTTGTTTTACCTATAACACTTGTTGGAATTTGACCTGTAGCAAAAGAATTAATCATGTCCCCTGTACTTCTTACTATAGTATTAGCAGAAGTAATTTTTTCATAATCATCATCTTCTGCTTTTTGAATAGCAGGAGGTAATAGTGGTTTTTGTCTTACTGGTTGATAATCAGCAGCAGCAACAGGTTTGCCACTTACGTCTAATATTGGCAATTTTGATGTTGGATTTTTTGGAATATATACCCTTTTACCACTTGCATCTATTTCTGTTGTATACATTTCATTTGGATTAGTAGGAGCAGCACTTTTTGGATATGAATTAATTAGCATACCTGTTGACTTATTTACTAAATCAATTCTATCACCTCTGTCAACTTCTACAGTATCTACTTTAGGTGTACCAAATACAGAAGTAGCTGTTTTATCTAATGGATTATAAGATACAAGTTGTCCATTAACTTCTTTAACTTCCGCTTTTGGATTAAGAAACTCAAACAGTTTTGCTGGGTCTTTTCTAGCAAGCATTTCAAGTTCTGGTTTACCTTTAACTCTTGGGTCATTTAATAATTGAGTTGCATAAGTTTTTCCAGCTTGTAGCTCTTCAATTTTAGCTTTAGTCATGTAATCTTGA